ATGAAGCACCTTTTGAAATTTATACCCTTGACCCCCGAAATACTTTTGTTGTTTATCATAATGGTTTAGGAGAAAAACCTGTATTGGGTGTTAAATATGTGGTGGACAGCAATGGCAAAACCCATTATAGTTGTTATTCTGACCATGAATATTTTGAGATTGTAGAATCCCAAATCATCCAACATGAAACCCATATCCTTGGCGATATCCCGATTATCGAATATCCACTCAATATTGCACGAATTGGCGCATTTGAATTGGTACTCCCGCTGCTGGATGCGATTAACCTAACCGACAGCAACCGGCTGGATGGTGTAGAACAATTCATCCAAGCCCTAATGCTGTTCCACAATGTAGATATTTCTTCCGATGATTATCAAAGGCTGCGGGAAGAGGGCGCAATTAAATTCAAGGATATTGACGCACAGATGAAAGCCGGGGTTTCTTACTTAACCAATACCTTGAATCAGGGGGAAACACAAAATCTGGTTGACCATTTGTATCAAACTGTCCTTACCATTTGTGGGATGCCGAACCGCAACGGCGGCAGTTCTACCAGTGATACAGGTTCTGCGGTTATCATGCGGGATGGCTGGTCGGCTGCGGAAGCACGTGCGAAAGACAGTGAACTTATGTTCAAAAAGTCGGAACGGATATTTTTACGGCTGGTATTAAACATTTGCCATACACTTTCCGGGATGGATTTGAAGGTTTGTAATATTGAAATCCGTTTTACCCGGCGCAATTATGAAAACATCCTGCAAAAGGCACAGGTACTTGACACTATGCTGCGCAATGAAAAAATCCATCCACGCCTTGCATTTGAACATTGTGGATTATTTGTTGATTCTGATTTGGCATACACATTGAGTGAAGAATATGCCATGGAACAGGAACGCAAAGCACAACAGCAGTTTGAACAGCAGCAATTGGCGCTGAAACAACAGGGAGAGGATTCAAATGAAAGCAATCGTAACACCGGAGATGTTGAAAGTAATAAACGAAATCCTAATGCAGGGGTATCCAGTAGAACTCAGACCCGAGCAGGGTAAGATTGCCGTAGTTGAAATCAGGAGAAGCATGAGGGCAAAAATGTAAATATCGTAAAGCCAAGGAGTTGCCTTGTGCTAGTCCGTTGGGACTATGAGTTGATACGCTCATAGTCCCATTTTTTCATATAGGGAATAAATGATGAAAAGTATAATTTCCAGCTATGTTACTGCACTGGATGAACTGAATCTTTTGGTTTCTGCCTGTTATCATACCGCAGACCACGCCGCACAAGTGGCAGACGATTTACTTTCCGGGTTAATTCGTGCGTATACTCTTGGAGTGCAAAATGCGTCCGCTATGCTTGGTACAAACCTGCCTGTCAATTTGGATGAAATGGAAGAAGCAATTTATGTACTGATAGATGGCAAAACTTTTGCGGACAGAGTTGCTGCTCATATGCAGGAAAATAGTCTTGGCAGGCTGCAAACATTGGCGCAAAGTGAATTTCACAGGGTATATAACCAGGCTGTGGATAACAGTGCAAAAACATATATCCGGCAGGGCAATGCCGGGATAACCAAAACATGGTGTACTGCCGGAGATGAAAAAGTCCGGGATACCCATGATTATCTGGAGGGCATGACCATCAATGCAAGCCAGGATTTTTATACTTATGACGGCGATTATGCGGCATATCCCGGTGGGTTTTCCAAGCCGGAAAATAACATTAATTGTCGCTGTATTGTGATATTACATGGGAGTGAACCCGTAAAAACGCAACCTCAGACAAGAGGATAAAACAGAAAATCAGTGCGGAGGGAACCGCCATCAATCAAACGCAAGGAGGATTTCAAGATGGAATTGAAAGAACTGTTAGGAGATGCCTGGAAAGAGGGCATGACTTTTGAGGAAGCCGAAACTGCACTCAAAGAGATTACACTTCCCGATAATCCCGAAGTAACTCGGCTGAAAGCGGCATTATCCAAAGCTAATTCAGAAGCGGCGGATTATAAGAAACAGTTACGGGGCAAGCAAAGTGAAGCAGAAGCGGAAGCTGCTGCCCAAAAAGAAGCCTATGACAAAATGGCGCAGGAAAATGCAGAACTCAAGCGTTCTATGCTGGTTTCCCAGCAAAAAGCAAAACTGCTTGCCATGGGTTATGATGAAAAACTTGCTGACAGTACGGCTGCTGCAATGGCAGATGGGGACATGAATACTGTGATGAAGAATCAGTCCCAATACCTTGAAACCCAAAAGAAAACCATTCTTGCGGACAAAATGAAACAAACCCCCAGACCTGCTGCGGGTGCGGAACAGTCCGGCGGAATGGATTATCAAAAGAAAATTGATGAAGCACAAGCAAGCGGTAATTTTTCCGCTGCGGCTTATTACACACGGCTGGCGGCACAGCAGCAAGTCAGTCAAACAGAATGACAGAATAAGGAGTAGTGATAAATTATGCCTGACGTTTTTGCAACCAGTTTTGGGGTGCTGAATTATTCCGGGATGCTGTTTAATAAAGGCAATACCCGTACCCCGCTTAGTTCTGTGATTGGCTCTAAAGCCAAAACCACAAACCATGTCGAATTTGTAACCGGGCAGGAGTATACCGCAGGCGGTGACGGCGCACAGCCTGCGATCAGTGAAACAGCTTCCCTGACTGCCCCGGACGCAACAGTAACCACCCGTGAACAGAAAACCAATGTTACCCAGATTTTTCAGGAAGCCGTTGGCATTTCTTATGCCAAACAAAGTAATATGGGTACATTGTCCGGGCTGAATGTGGTAAACCAGCAGGAAAACCCAATGAATGAACTGGATTTTCAGGTTGCGGCAAAACTGCAAAAGGTAAACCGCGATATTGAATATACATTCATCAATGGTGTATACAACAAGGCGACTTCTGACGCAACCATAAACAAAACCCGTGGGCTGGTATCCGCGATTACCAGCAATACCATGGCAATGGCAAAAAAACCTTTGGGGTTATGGGATATTGCGGAAATGGTAAAAACCATTTATGGCGCGAATGCTCCGACCGAAGGACTATGTTTATGGTGTGATGCTGTGACATTGTTCCAGATTAACGCAGACGCTGTGCAAAATGGGCTGACCATTGTGCCTGCCGCACGTGAAATCAATGGTATTGCGCTGTCCAGCGTGGTAACGCCTATTGGTGTGGTATATCTGCATTTGGGTGAATGTTTGCCTGCGGGTACTGCCCTGCTGTTAAACCTGGATGTCATTGCCCCAGTTTATCAGCCTGTGCCGGGCAAGGGCAACTTCTTCCTTGAACCTCTTGCTAAAACAGGCGCAGGGGAGAAATATCAGCTATTTGGACAGTTAGGGCTTGACCATGGTCCCGAGTGGTATCACGGCAAGTTTACAGGAATTTCTACGGATTTTGAAAAGCCGGCTTACAGCCGCAGTGTATTTGTGGCAAATGCCAGCGAGATTGGCGGCGCAAAGGCGTAAGCCTAATCATGAAAGAAGGTGGACAGGTTGACGGATAATGAAAAACTGGTGATTGTGCAGCGCATGACCGGGGAAACAGATGCGGATATCCTGTCCGCTTATCTTTCCCTGGCGAAAGGCATCGTGCTTTCAAAGGCGTACCCTTATGGGGATGTGGATGAAATCCCACCCCAATATGATACTGTTCATATGGAAATTACCGTTTATCTGCTGAATAAACGTGGTGCAGAAGGGGAAGTCAGTCATAGTGAAAATGGTGTATCTCGTACTTATGAAGATGGGGATATCCCGCCTACTTTGCTGCGGCGCATAACACCCATGGCGGGGGTAGTATCATGAAACTGCTGAAACGCAATCTTTGCCCGATTTATTATTGCTTATATCAAGGCAAACAGCCGCTGACTGATGATAATGGTTATGAAACGGGTGAAATGCAGGTTGACTATGCTCCGCCCGAACAGCTTTTGTGCAGTGTATCCCCGGCAACAGGTTATGCACAAGTTGGGATGTTTGGTAATCTGGAAACTTATGATAAGGTGATTATTACTGATGATATTCATTGTCCGATTGATGAAAATACGGCTTTATTTCTGGATAAAGAACCTGCATTCAGCCCGGATGGAAACCCATTGCCGGATTACCGGGTGAAACGAGTGGCGAAATCATTGAACCATATTTCTTATGCGGTGAGCCAGGTGAAGGTATCATGAGTAAACGTGTTGTAAAGATTGCACTGTCTGAAAAAGGGATAGAGGATGCAGTTAAGGAATTACAGCAGTATAAAAAATGGCTGCTGGATTGTACCGAAAAATTCCTGAAAGCGCTTGGAGATGAAGGGATGATGATTGCATCCGCAAAGTTTCAAAGTGCGGTATATGATGGCACAAATGATGTATCTGTTTCAGTGGAAAGTCGGGACAAAAACAAAGTTGCCATTGTTGCAGTCGGCAGTGCAGTGTTGTTCATTGAGTTTGGCACAGGTGTGCGGTATCCAGATAATCATCCAGAAGCCGGGAAGAATGGCTTTGCTCATGGCGAATATGGCTATAAACTTGGCAGACTGCAAAAAGGCTGGCGGTATCGGGGCAATCCTGGTACAAATGGCACGATAATTACCGAGGGCAGACACGCTGGGGAAGTTCATACCTATGGCAACCCGGCAAATATGAGTTTGTATTTAACTGTCCGAGAATTGCAGGAGAAATTTGAGGAAATTGCGCGGAGGTGTTATGTGTGATTGACCCTGAAAATGAGGTATATACCCGGATAGCCACAATGTTAAGGGATAAATTCCCTGGAATCAACATTGCCAGTGAATATGTTGCATCACCATCCACGTTCCCGCACGTGAGCATTACACAAAGTGACAGTTATCCTGTATCCGGGCGGCAGGATAGCAGTTCACAGGAGAATTTAATTGCGGCAATGTTTGAGGTTAATGTATATTCGACCAAGGCGAACGGCAGGAAAACAGAATGCAAAAATATCACGGCAGCCATTAACGATTTGCTGTACAGCATGAATTTCAGACGGCTGTCTATGGTGCCTGTCCCTAACATGGAAGATGCTGCGATTTATCGTATCACAGCCCGATACAGGGTTGTGACTGATGGAAAATATTTTTATGGGAGGTAACAGAATATGCCTACAAGTACGTTCAAAAGTTTCCTGATGCACAAGAAAACAGGGGACACTTGGGAAAAGCTGCTTGACATTACGGAATATCCGGATTTGGGCGGCGAACCGGAAATGTTGGAAACAACCACTTTAGCCGATAAGATGAAAACCTACATCCCAGGTATTCAGGATGTCGAAGGGTTGACCTTTACTGCTAACTACGACCAGACAGAATATTTGGCGCTGAAAGCACTTGAAGGTAAAGATGAAGGTTACGCCGTATGGTTTGGCGGTACGGAAACCGCTGGTGTTGTTACACCGACAGGTACAGAAGGGAAATTCACTTTCAATGGTGCATTGTCTGTATATGTAAAGGGCGGCGGTGTTAATGAAGTGCGTACGATGAGTATCACCATTGCACCATCTACAGTTATCAGTGAAGATTCAACAGTGAAAGGTGAGTAATCATGGCAAAACAAATCCATTTTACTTATGACGATAAGGAATATACGCTGGAATTTACCCGGCGAACGGTCAAACAGATGGAAGATGAAGGGTTTATTGTGCGGGATATTGACGCACGCCCCATGACTTTATTGCCAGCACTTTTTGCGGGGGCATTCAAGGCACATCACCGATTTGTCCGGCAGGAAGTCATTGACCAGATTTATGATGCTATGCCGGATAAAGAAGCACTTATCGGCAAGCTGGCGGAAATGTATAACGAACCGTTCATGTCCTTGATGGATGAACCAGACGAAGGAAAAAACGTGGATTGGATGGCGAACTGGTAAACAGTTCACCATCCACCTTAGCGAAAATCCCACTTTATGGGGATAAATTCGAGGAACTTTGCGGGTATTATATGAGCATTGGAATGTCGTTCCATGAATATTGGGATGGGGATAATACCATGGTGAAATATTACCGCAAAGCAGATGGATTAAAACTGGAACGGGAAAATATGTTGCGTTGGCTGCAAGGGCGTTATGTTTATGAAGCTATTTTGGATGCTTCGCCCACGCTCAATGCGTTCAAACCACGTAATCCCCATCCATATCGAGATGAACCAATACCGCTGACCGAACGAGAACGGGAACAGTCTGCGGAAAATGCAGACCGAAAGAAAATGGAAGATGATAGGGAAAAGATGCGTTCCATGATGGGAATCATCAATCGGAAATTCCAAAAGAAAGGGGGAGAGTGATAATGGCAATTGAAATGGAAGGTTTAGAATTTCAAATCCAAGCCAATACCGCAGAAGCAAGCAAAGGGATTGATGCTTTAGCCGCAAGTTTTGCGCGGCTAAAATCCGCATTGAATACCAAAACCTTAACCGGAATTGCAGAAAAGTTGGATAATATCAGCAAAGTTGTGAATGAATCTGGTATCAGTAAACTGGAAGGACTTTGCAATGCGCTGGGCAAACTCGGCGCTGTTACCATCTCCCCTGCTATCCCGAAACGGATTTCGGAAATCAGTACAGCAGTGAACAGCC